TCCCGATTTTATCAGCTTCAAGTAAAAACTGAAAAGCTACTGCCAAAGGTGTTAAAATTAATACCCTTTTATTGGTGTGTAAAATAATGTTGTTTGCAATAGCTAACTGAATCAAAGTCTTACCAAGTCCAGTATCAAGAAAACAAGCTACGCGACCTTTTTGTATTGCTTTTTTAATTACGTGTTTCTGAAAGTCAAAAGCAATATCTGGAGTGTATTTTGCTTCAAAACCAAATTCTGCGTAGCTATGCTTTTTTTGCGCTATAAACTCTTCGTATGTCATAAGTCATAATAATTTAAAATCGCCTCACAAATATCTTCAATCTTGTACTTCATCAATGATCTCTTTCTAAAAAAGTCCATCAATATTCGGTGGTGTAGGTGATTAAACATTGGATTTTAAGGTTAAGATTATTGGGTTATCTAATTTTTTGTAAAACCAGTATTTTGTCATCCAATCAGCAACGGTTGACATTGGTAAGTTAAGCAATCTGCCAGCTTCGGTAGGAGGTATATTATTACCAATGCAATACTCTAATGCTAAACCTATGACTTCTTTTGTATGTCGAGTGCCGTATCGTTTACCCCTGCCAGAGATATTCAATGGCAGGGGGGATTGGTTAGAAGGGTAAATCATCATCCTTTGCGTTTGGTGTTTGTGCAGCTTGAGGTTTTAGCCCATCAGGCATTTTTGCATTTCCGAAATAAACCTTTTCATCAGTCGCATCCTTTTTAGAATTTAGCTGCAATGATAGAATGTTCCCATATTGATCAGGTTGATCGTTCATCCATACTGCAATGTTAGCGTAGACTTTGCCGTTCTTTTCAGACTTGTTAAATGCGGAGTGCCCAGCTTTGTAAGCATCTCCGAGATCGCTCAAACATATTGAGCCTTGCATTGGTTTTCCCATTAGATTGAATTTAGTATTAGGTTTAAATATTGGGTTGATTTGTTAATTTTATCCTGAGCAAGTTCAATGTCTTGCATGACATTTGCACGTTCTAAACGAATACGTTTGAATTGATACTTGCCCGGATATTCCGGATGATAGGATACGAAATCGAACCACTCGCGCCCGGTTATTATCATGTAACCAATTATCTGCCAGTAGCACTCTTTATAATCCGCTTTTAGATCAGTTGTAAGCGAGTGAACCAAATGCGCAGTAATTGTATAGGGGCATTTGATTTCAATGCCTCCTGCCTCATCTACCAAGCCATCAGGCGAACCGCCAAAGTTCTCACCATAGGGAATATATCCTGCTTGCGTTACCTTGGTCTGAAACACCTCCTCATAAATACCAATAGCGATTGGTTCGTGCATTACGCCCCAATCTGTGTACTTACTTGTAAAATCATCTTTGGCTGGTTTGCCAGTTAGCTTCTCAGCGATGCACTCCATTACATAAGTAATTGCGCCATCTGATAGCTTTCCAGCTTCCTTATCGGCTTTTGCTTTTGGTTCGGTCATTAGTCTGTGCAGTTGACTGCAAGAGAACCGCCCCATACGTGACTTTAGCCATTCAGGGGTACGTTGGTTTTCGTTTTGTTGTCCGGTGATAATCATGATTGTGAGGCTTTAATGTCATCCATTGGTACATCCTTAGAGTACATTCCGTTAAACTCGACATCAGAACCGCCATCGGTAAAGATTTTACCCAGCTTAGATGCAGCGTTCTTAAGTGCTAAGCTTTCGGCAGCCGGGGCGTTCTTTTGAATTGCATCTTGAATAATGTTTTCAATCTGCATTGGTGTAGAACCTGACTTTAACTGTATAGGCCACGCCCCTACTCCATCTACGTTACGAGTGCGCCCGGTGATCGGATTGATAACCGATAGCGTTCCAAAAACTAAAACAGAATTAGCCATAATTTGAACATTTTTAATGCTCCAGTCATAATCTTGAAAAATAGTAATTAGGCTGTTTTTTACCCGATCAATAGGCTGGTAGGTAATACCTTTGTGAACGGATAACCAAGATTGCGGCGGTGTGCTACTCAGCAAGGTGTTCAAACTATCCATCTTTACGGATAGTCCCAGATCTTTTACTATTGCAGGTAGATTTGGTTTTTTTGTTTCTGTACTCATTATAAATAAAAATGCCTTATACCGGGTTTGGACTGGAAGATCCGCCCCCGAAATAAGGCTCTTAAGATGTTTTTAATACCGCTTCCAGTCGGTGTATCTAAATTAAAAAATTATTATGTTACCTGCAAATAAAATTTTATAAAAATTTCCATGATAAAAAACATAGCAAGTAACATAATCAAAAACATGATAGTCCAAAATGCACGATCATTTTTTGGTTCGTGATCTTCGTGAAAGTGCATCATTTCAAAATTTCCTTTGCTAACTTTAAAGCTGATTCCTGACCTTCCTGGTGACATACTCCACCAAGTTTAATCCGATTAATGATTTTACCCCACATTCGCATTTTAATATTTTCGTTTTGGATATAAAAATGCCATTGATTAAACTGGTCAGAATGTACTTCCCTGGTCTTATGAACTGGCATTCCATCCTCCCAAGTGATACGCTCACCACTTGGAAGGATTGTTGTTTTGATTAATAATGTTTTCATTTTTCGTTAAATAAGTTTGAAATTTCGGTAAATCCTGAATTTTTTACATTCAGGTACAATGCTAAGGACCCGACAGTTCCGTAGCGTAAATCTAAAATAGACTTTTCTTTTATAAGTTCATCAATGATTAATGGAATAGCATTAGGATAAAATTCAGCTTGATCTTGCAATAGTGTCTTGTACTCAGGCTTCAATCTGTCAAATAGATTATTCATTTTCTTCATCCCTCCTTCTGTCGTAATCATCGTGCTTGTGGCATTTACATTTTTCAATTCGTGCATTGCAGTATTCGCAATGCTCTGCTGATGTCTCTGTCCTATCGTACAAGTCATCATAATACGCGTCAAAGTTCATTTGTATTTGTCAGTTATGTAGTCACATAATCCAGCAAGTCCAATTAGGACCGCCGACATAATAATAAAAAAAATGATAATTTCCATAATCGTTTTGTGTTTTGGTGTGGCCAAATATAAATCTATTTTTGATATAAAAAAATTATTTTGATATTTTTTTTTATTTATTTTGATTTTGATAAAATTTATATATTTGTAGAAATAAAAAACACATGAGTGAAAAACTAAAATCAATTCCGGTCTACTTGACCGATGAAAAGCGGTCCGCTTTAAAAACTATTAGTAAAACTAAACGCATTGCCCAGACTCGATTAATCGAGCAGGAGATTGACAAATTGTTAAAAAGAGAGGGATTTAAATTATGAAAAAATTTATCCTAATTACAATAGGTTTTGCCTTATTAACCCAAATAACACACGCATCAGAGGTCTTTTACATGATTAGTAAAAAGACAGACTTAGATTACATTATATCTTGGATTTTTGCATTTAGTTTAGAATGTTCAATTTTAATATTCACACTAATTGGAAAAAGAAATACCGCAGTATTCTTTGCGCTAATTTCATGGACGATTAATCTACTGTATTATTGGTTTGATTTTGGATTCACCCAACAGTTTGTAGCTATGAATGTAATATCATTAATCATTCCCATAACTATATTATTTTACTCAGAAACAATTGATACTGATAAACGTAAAAAGATATTTAAAAGGAATAACTAATGGAAAAACTCCTTAAACTACTCGCAGAATACAACGACAAGTATCTGGATCTCTTAGCAGAGAATGAAAGTCTTATAAAGGAAATATTTAAACTTCAAAATGCATTGATGGTTGAACGACAAAAGAATAAACAATTAAGCAATAAAGAAAAATGATCCTCACCGCCTTTATATTCATAACTCTGACAATCTACATAACCCTCTCCGCTTTGGTTTGGGTGTGTAGATTGGTTTGGGGGTTAATTAAAATAAAATTGAATTTAAAAATTAGAAAAATATGTCAATAGAAAAGACTTACAGATTAGAATTTAATGAAAAACAACAAAACTTTCATTTAGACAACTTCACTCACGAAGAAGGAACACACGGATGGTTTACTATTTTTGAGCATTGCACCGATATTGAATTTAAGGTTTATGAGGCTTTTGTTAATCGTATTCCAAATAAAAAACTTACAAAAGAATATCTATTAAAATGTGCAATAGAGGTAAAAGGATTTACTACTAATTTGTTAGAATACGGATTGGTTGTTGGTCATTCTTAAATGCCCATAACTCTCCGCTAACCGAAACTTTATATTGTATTACAAATTAGTTTACAAATTAACCAAAATTAAAATGGAACTTAAAACAGCAATAGAAATACTTGAATATTACCAGCAATGGAGATTAGGTAAAAGAGAAGACATGATTCACGAACCAAAAAAGTTAACAGAGGCTTTAGATATGGTGATATGCGAGGTTAAAAAAAATTTCTCTGTTAGTGGGCAAAGC